TATTCTGCGGTACCGGATGTCGATGGTACCGGCAGCATCATAGAACGCACGATTTGTTCTTGGGATAACTTCGAGGTGATCCGGTATTCTGGCCACGTCTTTTTCCATAATCCGGTACCGGATATGTTTGCGGTTCTTCTCACGGCACAAAACATAGAGAGCATCCTTGCTGCGGGTTGTCCGATCTTCCTCCACGATTTGCCGGTACTTCTCAGGTTCTTCTCCGATTGCTAATGTGCGTCCGAATTCGAGATATTCCTTCTGTTTCTCAACAGGGACAAGAGCACCGAATACCTTTATTTGCTCAGCATCACTCATTACAACCTTATCTTCCTTCATCTTATTTCCTCCGTGGTTTGCTGCAGATGTAGCAGCGTTTTCTATTTGGCGAATTTGGTACGAACTTACGGCCACAACTGCACGTGAACACCTTACCTATTATATAAACACCTTCCATATTAGCATCAGTTGATCTTACTGTGATCTTGGAAAAGTCTTTTTCACTGTATCCTTCCATCATAGCAACAGCGTCCAGGATGGCAGCGGATGGGGCAAGCAGTCCGTAATGTATCGACTTGATGTATGAGGTTGTCCAGGGTGGATCGTGACGTGCGGCGGTGGATAACTGAATGGCAAGGTTCGCACAACGTTTATTCAAAGAGGAACCTGCGATTTCCTCCAGAAGCTGCGAAAATATTGATGCGCTTGTGATTTTACCTGTTTCGTCAGCCAGCATTTTCTGACCACCTTCTGACCGGCAAGGATTATCCCCTATTTACTTTTTCTCCAAGCGGAGAACCGTACAATTTTTCAAGTCTTGCCAGGTTGATATCCGCAAGAGACAGACCCATGAGGTCTTTTATTTCCTTTTCCAGGGACGGGTGACACACAAGCATAGTCGTTCCGCTGTGCCTGGCATAATTGTTCTGAAGTCCTGGCGGTGCAGTCATTCGTGGAAAGTATACGGACATACATTCCGGTTCCTGGATAAGATACGCAGCCGGGTAACACACGGTCTTTTCTTTGATCAAAGGTCGCCAGGGGATTGTAAGTAACCGTTCCTTCCATGTGCGCTGCTCAATCTTTTCTGTGAAGCACATGTTGTTTGTCACAATCCGAACGCCAACCAACATAGGTGTAAGCACAAGGTCCTGTACGTCAATCACGATCTTGCTATCCATCGAGCCCTTCTCTTACGGCACGTATAAATTGCCATGCCTTATCGCCGTCTCTCTTTGACGGCAGTTGGTATGGATAGTCAAGGTGCTTGAAAATATCATTATCATCGTAACAATCCAGGATGTAGGGACATTCTTCACGGTCCTGGCATACGTATGTTATTGGGCGTGGGTGCCCGTGCAGCAATCCATCCTGGAAAAAGTACCCCCGTTCAAGTGCTAATGTCATGATTGCCTTATTGAACTCTGCTGGTCCTGTCCATACCAGCATCCAATAGGCAAATGTTCTTTTGTCTGCCAGGTGAATGTCAAACAAGAGGCCAGTATTTCTATGCCTCAATACAATCGTCTTAGCGGTAAGGGTTCTGTCAGACTTGTCGTCCGGGGCAGCCCAGGTGTTATCCCTGCCGAAGTAAGCATCACGGGCACGATCCATCAGGGTTGATGTCGGCATGCTTTGTGTGACTTCTTTGAACAGGTTCCTGATTTCCCTGACGTGATAATCATTCGGTACTGTAACAATGTCTACGGATGTAATCCAATCCCCGAACCTCCGCATTGCGCCAGCCGGAGCCGCTGCTACTGTGCAAGAGGACAGCCAATCTATCATACAATTCACTATCGGGATTGCCTGTTCCCGGGAAAACTTCCTCTCTCTGTTCGATACCGGTTCTGATTTCGTCCCGGTAGATTGCAACGAGTTCTTTTCTGTACTCATGTTCAGCCTCCATGATGCGCTGCTCTGCCTGCAGGATAGACTTCCATGCAGCAGCAATGATGATTTGTTCTTCCAGGATCACCGCTTGATACTTGTCAAGAACCGCTTCATGATCTTTCGATGTTGTGTGTTTCTTTTCTTCCGGGCGGTGGTCTTTATTCCCTGCTGTTCTGTTGGTCCGCATGATTGTTCCTTCCTGCGTTCGAGTGCTTTTTGACTGGCTTCTGTGAGATTGCGCAACTGGTCCAGCATGCGGTCTGTAATCTCCGGGCGCAACCAGGTGCGTGCATACGTCCTATCGAACAGGGCTTTCTCAGCATGCTGGACAACCTTCAGTGGTGTCATGTTCCCCTGGGAAATGTTCTCTGTGTCGGACCATACAACTGTAATTGCATCAATGATGCGCCTAGCAAAGTCGGCAGTAGGCTGCAGCGCAGCAAGCAGCATGCCTCTTTCAGCTTCCAGTTCCTTTATCTTTGCCCGCAGCAGCTTATTTTCCAGGGACAGGCTATACTGTGCCTTCTCTATTTCCTGCTGATCCGGCAGCCGGAACGTTGGCTTTATGTATGTGTCTTTATCCATTGGAATATTTCCTCCTGTGACTCTGTGGTTATGATGGCTTCACACTTTGATCCCGTGATCTTTTCCAGACCATCTTCAAGTTCACGCCGCACTTCCTGGATACGCCGCATTGCAACGGTGTTTGATACCTGGACGAAACAAACATTCTTGGCAAAGTACATTTCATTGTCACGTATCCAGGTATCAGTGAAGGCACGTCCATGAGTTGTGTAAAAGATATTAATCAATTCTTGTTTGATGTGTTCTGTGACTCTAATGGTAAGGGTGACCATGTCGTTATCGACCACTGTATCACCCCGGTGACCATCCATGGTCACCCCCGGTGACCATTCTGTATCACCCCCTGCATCAGATTCATGGGTGACCATTTCTGGCCCCCCCCCCTCACGTTCATTCAGTACGTGTTGATCGTATCGTCTTGGGTCAATCCAATTATGGACTGTGATTTCCAGGCAGTGCGGACGGAGCAGGCTGCTGATGTATCCTTCTGCTTCCAGGGCACGTCTTTGTTTCCTGATCGTATGAATGGAAACAGTAAAATGATCGGCAGCGTCACGATCATTCCACTCGAATATCTTTCCTGTTTCCCAGTCGGCACGGTCAATAATGTGAAGGTATAACCAGAGGTTGTTTTCTATCCTGGCTTTGTGTTCAGCCGTAAGTAGACCGGACCTTATCTTTATCCAGGTCTTTTTCATAGGTGCCATCCTTTGAAATGTACCCTCCAATATACAGCAGGCGCAGCAGATAATAGAGATAAACCCTGTCCTGCTGCTGCGGTTCTGGTGTCCATGCGATAACGCGGATCCTTTTACCGCTTATGTTTGCCTTACCGATGACTACTGACATGTTTTATCCTATAACGCCTGGGGGAACGGTCCAATAATGCGGGACCATACACCGTTGGATGACGAAACCATGAACGATCCGTCCCCCCAGGCGGCCCCGCCTAATTGAGGTGCAGCACATCACCAGGCTGCAGCCCGAGCGCAACACAGATGTCTGCCAGGACATCAAGGTCCAGCCTTGATACACGGTTGCGAACGATGCTGTGAACTGACCCGTAGGTGCGCCCGGTATCTTCAGCAAGCTGCAGTATGCTCATGCCCCTGGCTTTCAGGTGTTCTTCCAATACGATGGATACCTTATTCATTGAATGTCCCTTTCAAAACAAGTTTTTCCGCACTGCTGGTACAAGCATATTACATAGGCGCATAGAGTAGAATACACCTAGCTTGGTAGTTGACTACGCAAGTAGACCGATATATAATGAAGGAAACAATACATTCAAGAGGAGGATACTGGTGAAAAAAAGTGCTGAAGGTGACTATTACAATCTGAAGGATGCTGCAGCAGCGGCGCAGCGGCGCAGCGAGAAGCTCAGGGATTTCGCCTATGTGTACCGGTTGACGGAGTACGATGCAGAGGCCGGGAAAACGGAGTACCTGTACAACGAAGGTACTTCTGAGGACCTGGACTTCAATATGATTGATGATAATCAGATTGTCGCCGTATACGACTGGGGCGAACAGGTCATGTAGGTAGCTGAAACCGGGATTGCTCCCGGTACGGGCAGGACTGACCGCCTGCCCGCTGATGAAGCAGGTCGCAATGGAGGAAACCATGAGCAATGAATTGGTGAAGTACCGGGAGCACACGACTTCCGGGCACAGTTTGGCGAGATACCAGGACGCTAAAACTGTGCGTGCCCTGGCAGAACGGCTGCAGGCAACAGACAGAGGTGATACCCGCATGAACATGCAGGAACTTCTGCTGTTTGCCCAGGTAGCCGTAGCCTACGATCTTGATCCATTCATGGGGGAACTGCACGCCTGGGTGAATGTTGATCGAGAAGGAAAGCGGACGCTGAGCCTGCACAAGGGGCGGGATGGAGAACTGAGGAAGGCAGAAGAACACGCCCGGAGCATTGGTTCTGCATTTCGATGGGAAAGCAGGATCGTTACGGACCCGACCGAAGCCGCCAGGTATGGAGCAGACACAGGTGATTACACTGTTCTGGCCACGGTCCGGGATCAGCAGGACATTGAGAATTGGAAGCGTGATTACCGGGACATGAAAGAGCTTGGACTTGATCATGATGCGATTGTCGAAACCATCGGCAGCATGCCGGTAGTAACTGGGGTCGGCATAATCCGCAAAGGTGAACAGTGGAAGTTCACCGGTAAGGCCAAGTGGAACATGAAGGAAGCTGCAGAGAAGCGTGCCCTGATCCAGGCAATTCGCAAGCGATACCATCCTGAAACACCGGTGCGAGAAGCATCGGCTGTTACCGATGACTACATTATTGCCGGGGAATGGGATGAATTGGATGTCGTAAACGTTTCGGCTGAGGAAGTGGAAAGCAGGTTCCAGGCTGGTGTAAACGCATTGTATGGGAGTGATACAAATGCAGGCAAGAGCAGCGCACCGAACAAGGTCCGGCCATACCAGCCTGAACAGGTGAAGGAAGGCATCGAAAAAATCCGCAAAGAGTACCAGGAAAAGGTGGATAACGGTACCGTCACGGTCGCCGTTGGTGATTATGAAGTGGCATTGGATGCTGGTATCGGAGCAATCAAAGAGCTGTGGCCAGGATCAGAACTGGTGGAGGATAACGTAAACCTTCTGCTGGATTATCTGTTCGGCACAACGAAGCGTTCTAACCTGGATGTTCCCCAGGTGCTTGCGCTTACAAGGTACCTGAACATGACCCAGGACAGCGGCGGTGCATACGTGATAAACAAGGACAGTGCGACAGAACTGCGAAAGATTGTTGAGGTTCAGAGATTGCGCAGCGAACCGCTGCAGCAGACCATAATGGAAGGGGAGTGGAGCGATGACGGAGCAGATGACGGCGCAACAGCGGGGGGGTAGAGCACGTGCCCGGCAGCTTGCACAGGAACGCCGGGACTATCCTTCCCTGGAGGTAGCAATTGCGAAAGCACGGCTGGAACCGTATAGGGAAGTCGGGCTTGAGTATGAATTGCCAGATGACGAGGGGCTGCTGTTCTTTGACATGTATGTTCAGCCGCCGTTTGGAGAACCGTACCTTATTGACTTTCAGAAGAACCCAGGAAGCTGGTCTGCGGAAAGCATGGACCGTAAGATAGCAATTGCTGCTGAAGTTGGAATGGTGCTGCTGATCCTGAGGCCTTCAGACGTAGACAAGCCGCCGCTGTTCGACATGAAGATAAGGAATACTGAAAGGGAGGTGTATCAAAGATGGATAAACACCACGACTGGATAAAGTTCGGCAATCGGTATATCCACGTTGACCAGATAGTATCGTGCACAGTGATTGAAGGTGGCAGGCTGCTGGTGGCAACGGCAAAGAGTGTATATACCATTGAGCGTCCGGGCGGGTTTACGACAGCCGATGTTGAAAGCATGTTGCCTGGTTCTATCATTCGCATGGTGGAGGACTGTGACAAATGAGCGGACACATGGAAGAAGTAAAAGCAATAAAGACAAATGCGCTTGCGGCATGCGCCAGGTATGCACTGTTCACGTCCAGGGCGGCAGCAGTTGGCAGCAACATCGAGCTTATTGATGAAGCCCTGGGGGAAGCGTTCCTGTTCTATCGTGTTGACTTGCAGGAAGGCAAGATTGAGTATGGTATCTTGCGCAAGATGCGGGCAGCAGAACTGCAACGGCTGTATTCACTTACCGGCAGCGATTATATAAACGTTGAGCAGGTGAGACGAAACAACCCGTTTGGAAAGAGATTGCCCGATGTTACCGCAAATAAGTACACGTACAGCATGCACCGGGGACAGGTAGCACTTGTGATTTACGAATATGCTGAATAAAAGGAGAGAGGAACGATGACTGAGTACACTGATCTTGATAAGCTGGCAATCCTGCTCATGAACGCACATGCAGCCAGGCTGCGAGATGGCCTGGTCCAGAACGTGCAGCAGAAGATTGACCGGCTGCAGGCTCAACTGGATGTCGCACGGGAAGAACTGAAGCAGGCTGCTGCAGAACATGACAAGCGGATTTCCATGCTGGAAGAAGAACTTAAACTTCATGTTCTTATTTGCGAAAGCAAGTATGAAGGGCACGGTTTCCAGGTAACATACAGAAGCGGGTACGAACGGGTTTCATATTCTCCACAGGCGGTTGAGAATTTCCTGGCGAAGAATGAAAGTTTGCGCCCGTTGATCCAGCCGCTTGCGAAAACAACGGCGGTCGATCCGTCAGTAACACTGAAGATGATCGGTGATCCAATGCCGGATTATGCGAGTGAAGCACTGTTGTTTGACCCTGACGATCCCGAAGCCGTCAACGTCATAAGAACACGCATTAACCAGGTAGTTGGTCCTTACAAGTCTGTCCTGGACATTGCACCTGAAACGGTTTACGACGAACCACCATTCTGAAAGAGAGGAAAGAACATGGGGAACTTCAATAAGGCATTACTCACGGTTGTGCTGCTGCTCTTTTTTGCGCTGCTGCTTGCTGCTTCCATTCATTCACTGCAGGCACCTGGGATTGGATGTGAATTTAATGCGTCCGGGGCACTGCAGATATGCGAAAGCAATCACTGTGCTGCTGCGTTTTACGGTGATGAATGGAAGTTTGACTGCTGGCATTGACGGGAACGCTGCGCACGACCAGGCCGGGCACATTGCCCGGCCTTTTGTTTGTTGACAATTATGTGCATAGGCGTGTATACTTGTAATGAAAGGAGCGGAGCATAAATGAGAATGAAAACGAACGAGGCGAGGAAAGTTGTTGTGAACCACCTGCTTGTGAAGTATGGATATGCCCGGACGATGGCAATACTACGGGACCAGGACAAGGTGACAGCGTTGGCTACACTAAAGGCTAGACTACTGATAAAGGAGAACAAGTGATGGACCAGGAAAATACTCTTGCGCAGCGTGAATACCAGGCGTGCAAAGTCATTTACTATTGCACGCACCAGACATTCCACGACATCGATGGTCTCACGGGGTCTGAAATGATCGGGTTGGTTCGTGCTGGTGAAGCTCTGGGAATGGCACGGTGGTTCGGAGAAGTCGGCTTGGTCCCTTCAGACCTGACGAATACTGAGTGTCTGGAAGCTGAGATCGAATATCTGTGGAACCGTGCTGTTCAAATGTCCAGGAAGCAGGTCAGCGATGACATTGCAGCACCGCTGAGCGAATTGTATGAAATGATTGAACTGCTCAGGGTTCTTATTGCCAGGAATAACTACTTTGGAATGAAAGAAGGGCACCTGGTTTCCGCTGCAGCCCATCTTGAACGGGCACGAACCTACTTGATGGAGGTGAAGTGAACATGAGCGAGACAATGGAAGAAATCTTGAAGGCAAACGTAGACGCTTTTCGTGATGCTTGCCGGGAATATTCCAACGGGACCGGGATAATCTGTCTGACGCAGAACGGCAACCTGAATGTGATGGGTTCTGTTATGCAGCGGTCTGGTGAAATCCTGATAGCAGCCGGACGTTGCCCCAGGTGCGGGGCAATCGACTGCATTTGTGAGGAGATATGAAGAAGCAGACGTGTTCAAAGTGTGGCGGTGCAATGCACCGTCACACAGTTTATGATCCGCAGCACAACACGGTTTGGACTTATTACAAGTGTAGTGCATGCAAGCGGATAGCTTCCAGGAAGCGTGACCGGCGGTTGGAAAAGCTGGTTTCAAATGGATGGTGCCCGGTGTGCGGTCACCGACTGGGTGCAGTGAACGGGTTGTATCACTGTTGGCATTGCACCTGGGACGAACGGAAGGTTCGCCTGTAAGGTTGTTGTCCCTGGTTCACCTGGAAAGAGAGGGCTGCTCAAACGGCAGTCCTCTTTTCATTCTGGCCACGGCTATTGCATCGTCCAGGTTGACCATGTATTCACTGCCGATCCGGTAGTATCGCAGCCGCCCGGAGTACAACCAGTTGCGAATTGTTCGTGGTGTAACACGCACCCAGCTGGCTACGACAGAGGTCCTCCAGCAGCGTTCAGTCCAGGCTTCATCTTCCTTGCTCATGCTATCTCCTATTCATTCCCGTGGGGGGAAAACAAACACTGCTCATAATATATGCTATTATCCAGGCATGGGTAAAGTTCCTGCAGACCTGGAATTCAAATGGATACCGCAGCCAAGGCAAGCAGACATGCTGCTGGTGGCCGGATTGCTTCCTGTTCTTGCAGGATACACGCCTACGCCTGCATGGGCAGACATCATCGGGTATGGTGGTGCTGCGTTCGGTGGAAAGACTGACGGCATGCTTGGGCTTGCTGGCCTGGCTGCACTGGCCTGGCCTGGTATTCGGATTGCGTACTTCAGACGTACATTCCCTGAGCTTGAAGCTGGTGGCGGTGCGATTGACCGCAGTCAACAAATGTATTCCGGCATCGGTACATACAATGCAGGCAACCATTCCTGGAATATGTTCAACGGTTCGGAGGTTCGGTTCTATCATTGTCAGCGTGAAGCCGACCGGCTGCGGTACAAGTCGTCACAGTTCGAGGTGCTGCTGGTAGACGAAGGCACGTCATTTACCTGGAAGATCATCGACTATCTGTTGACCAGGAACAGGGTCGGCACAGGCTGCGGCATACCACGACCGTTCGCAGTAATGTCTACCAATCCGGGGGACGTTGGGCACGTGTGGTATCGTGACATGTTCGTGAAGGGTGATCCGAATGTAGTGAAGCAGGTCCGCAATCCGTCCGGTCAGTATGAGCAAGTTGTATTCTTGCCAGCATTTATTCAAGATAACAGGATCGGCCTGGACCGTGATCCATTCTATGTAGATAAGCTGCGGAAGCGTAATCCTGTCGTTGCCCGTGCGCTGCTCGATGGTGACTGGGAAGCGTTCGAAGGCCAGGCGTTCCCGGAGTTGAGATATGATCAGCATGTCCTGGAAAAGCCTGTATTGATCCAGGACCACTGGCCCAAGTGGAGAGCGATAGACTGGGGGCGTGTGCACCCATGGGTTGCAGGATGGTTTACCAGGGACGTTGACACCGATAGGGTATACGTGTATCGTATGCTAAGACACAGTGGCCTCACAGATAAGCAGCAGGCGGTACTGCTGCGTGAGAGCACACCGGATACAGAGATTATCTCGCATACATACGCCGGGCACGACCTGTGGGGAAAGAAAACCATAGCGGACAAGGTGCTTACAACGGCAGATGAGTATGCCGACAACGGGGTAATGCTGTCCAGAGCGGACATTGCACGTGTATCCGGCAAAGTAAAACTTCACCAACTACTCGCAATCAAGCCGGATGGTTCGCCAGGTCTGCAGTTCTTTCCTAACTGTGCAGGTATCTATGAGTGCATGGTCACGTTGATCCTGGACGAAAACAACCCGGAGGACGTGCTGAAGGTTGACGGTGATGATGAATATGACATGCTGCGATACGGGTGCACAAACCTGAAGTCGGAGTATGTGCCAGAAGAACAAGAGCCGGTAGAGAACCAACTACAAGGAGTGAAAGGCTTATGAGCGATAACATCCAGATACCTGATGCAACGGAGCAGTTCAAAGACTTCAAGCAGCACTTCATGGATATGAAGGGGCGGGCATCGCAGCGTAATGAGAACTACACAGAATTCGAGGAAATGTATCTGCTCGATCCTGGTGCTGTAACAGGGAAAAGGAACGCAAGCGGTGACAACACGATAAAGACAACGATCAGTCCAGCACCAAGGATAGATATCCAGGGTGCAATCAGGTTGCTTGTTGGTACTGATCCTAAGTGGAAGGTAGAGCGGGACAAGAACGATCCGACCGCAGCAGCTTATTCTGATGCGCTTGAACGCCTGGCTGCAAGGATGATGCAGGGGAACTCACGTATTACGGGAATTCCTTTGCACCAGGAAACGGTATTCACTGGCCTGCTGTACAGCAAGGTGATCATCGGAGTAAGCCTGGTGTCTGAACTTGTGCGTGCAGCAAAAGAAGCCCAGGCATCACGTGCACGGGTTGCCAGGCTTGAACGCCTGGAACGTAAATCTCCGCTGCACTTCACAGTGTATCAGCCAAAGACAAGTTATTCTGAGCATGATCAGTATGGACTATCTGCTTTCGGTGTTGAGAGAAAGAAAACAATCCGTGACCTGGCAGCAGATTTCGGTGAGGAAGAAGTCCAGAACGCCCTTGGGTCAAACAACATGAAGGCAACAGATAGCGTCCCGGTGTATTACTCCTGGGACCTGGACAACTACGGTGTCTGGATCGAGGGCGGGAAGGACCCGTTGGTGTTCAAAGCGCATGAGCTTCCGGCAATCCCGGTGGTTGATCAATTGGTAGAGGGCACGTATATATTCGACAAGGAAGAACAGCAGGTGCAGCCATTCCTGTACAGCTTGATGAAAACTGAATTGTGGAAGCGGCAGAACCTTTCATTGACTGTGCTGTATTCCCTTATCTTTGCGCTTGGCGGTTCTGGCCACTTTGCATACACGCCAGGTGAGAAGGGAAACACATACAAGCTGGACAATTCTACTATGCTTGGCATTTACAAGCTGATGCCTGGTGACAAGATGGAGCACATAACAGGCGGGTACATTGATAGCAGCCTGGTTGAAGGGTACACGCTTGCTGAACGCCTTGGGAATGACACGACAATCTACCGCCAGGCACTTGGGCAGCCGTTATCTGGTGATCCGGCCTTCTCCACCGTAAGCCTGATGTCACAGTCTGGAAGGTTGCCGCTTGTGAATACGCAACGATCGACAGGGTGGGGATGGGCTGAAGCAATGCAGATCGGGTTCGATATGATGCGTGACAGTGGGGACCAGGACATAAGCAAGTATGTGAGAGAGAGTGAGAACATCACGCTTGCAGAATTACCTGATGACCTGGAACTGGAATGTCACCTGGAAATTGATATGCCCCAGGACAGGCTGCAGGCTGCGAACATTGCGCAGATGATAACGTCAGGCGACAAGCCATTGGCAAGCCAGGAATGGGCACGTGAGAACGTCCTTCAGATCGGACAGAGTGCAGAAGAACAGCGGAAGATATGGAGTGAGAACGCTTCCGGTGTATTCGCTGGAATGTTCATGCAGCAGATGGTTGAGCAGATGAAACAGATGGCACAACCACCGCAGCAGCCCGGTGGAATGATGCCGCCTGGTGGTGCGCCAGGAATGGGGCAGCCTGGTATGATGCAGCCTGGCATGGAAGGACAAATGCCTGGTGGCGGTGGCTTTGCACCTGGTGGCGGTGCAGCACAAGGACCAGGCTTTGATCCTGGGCAGGGCGGATTACCGCCGGTGCAAGCAGGCATGCAGCCTGGAACAATGCCGCCGGAGCAGCAGATATGATCGGGCAAGGTGGACTGACATACTCTGACGTTGAAGATGCTTATCTGTCCGGGCGTGTAGACTTTCAAAACTGGTACGATGAATGGTTTACTATGTTCATGTTGCCGATGGGCGTGGCATTGATGGCAATGAACTATGAAGCACTGATGTCAATGCCGCCTGAAGTCCTGCAGCAGATTGACCCGGGACTGTTGGCAAAGTACAAGGAAGTAATGCAGAAGGTACTCGGGCGAAAGGAAGGCAAAGAAAATGCCAATTACATGGACGGCTGGAACGGGCGGGACAACAACGCCAACATGGAAGCCGAAGCCGATGAATACTCCGGCACCGGTGAACGTCCCACGAACATCTAGCGGTGCACCTGGTGCTTCAAGTGCTGCTGCTGCTGCTGCTGCAAATGCGCAGCGGTTGGCACAGTTGAGACTGCAGCAATTGCGGAATGTGGAAGCGCAAAGACTGCAGGCACAGGCCAGGTATTACCGGAGGGCAAGCCTGCCGACACAGCCAATCGGTAACATTCCGATGGTTGGCGGGTATCAAAGTCTGATGTACGATCCGGCTCAGTATGGAAGGGCACCAGTTGATCCAAGTTATTACCAATACCAGGACAACTACTTCAAGCAGCAGCAGTATGACGCCAGGCATGCACGTCCTGTAATGAGCGGTATGTCTGGTGCTGAAACATACTTTGGAACACCTGAACAGCGCAGACAGGCTACAGGTGACAGGTGGGAAGCCTTGGCAAACATGTGGGGGAACCTTGTCCCGTGGATGGACATTCCGATTGACCCTGGTTATCCGTCTTATCCGTCTTACTCCGGGTATGGTGGATATGGATACGGCGGGTATGGTGGCGGTGGATACGGAAGGTCGAACTACCTGCAGAACCCATACAGGCGCAATACGCCACAGTGGGCGCAGTCTCTTGCAACCTGGGTTATATAAGGAGCAGTCATGCCGACAGACGCAGAACTTCAGGCAGCGATAAAACGCCGTGATCAATACCTGAGACAGCCGCAAGCTGTTCGTGAAATGCAGCAGCGCAACCCACAATACCAGTTCAGACCTGAAGCTGGTGCATATATATCTGCGCCAGGACTGGACACAACGAATTATCCTGGATACCAGACACAGCCGATGAACACTGTGAACGCCAGGAATGTGGGAAATGGCCAGGTACAGTCTTATCGTTGGATGCCAGGTCTGTCTCAGATGCCGAACCAGCAGCGTGATGATATCGTTCGTTCATTCATGCGGTACGGTGCGTATGACCTTACGCCTGGGTTCGTGCCTGATTATGCGCCAACCTACTGGGAGGATCCGCGGCGGGTTGCCAGGTACTATCATCTATTGCAATCTGCTGCACCTGACGATCCGATATTTAACTGGATAGATGCAGAAGGCGTGTCTGCTGCTTACAAGTATTTCCAGCAGGCGAACAATAACGCACCATGGCAGGAATGGAAATATCTCAGCCCTGACGATCCTGCACGCAGTTGGTTGCAGCAAGTGGGAACACCTCCAGCAGAGATAATGTTTCCGTTTGAAGCGTTCCAGGAACAGTACGGTCAGTACATGATGGAGCAGGACCCGCTGTACCAGGAAGCAATGCGCCAGGGTGGTGGCCAGGAAGTCCAGTATGAAAACCTTCCCGCATGGCAGAAGCTCATTGCTCCAATCTTACAATCTCCGGCGGCACACGGTGCGTTTACAGCAGTGCCGTGGGCTATTCTGGCAACGCTATCTGGTGGTCCGGTAAGCGGCCTTGGAACGCTTGCTGGCGGTGCTGCTCTTGGCGTAGCTGCACAGCATAGTGAAACGATTGCAGAACTTCTCAATGTGATGGACATTCCTGCAGGAATACTTGAAGGCGGTGTTGGTGCTGTTGCTCAGTATCTTGGTGCAGTGATGGACCCGGAAGCATACGGCACAGTTGAGGAATTCAACAAGAATGTTGTCCAGGCATACAAGGCTGGACAGACAGCATACGAAACTGTATCGACTGAGGGCGCAATCACAAGGACTTCATCGAACATATTCCAGGGTATTGAGAACGCCTTATACGATCTTGGTATGCGTGAAGCGTTTGGTGAACGGCTTATTCGACAGGACCTTGCTGGACCTGGTGAAGCATGGCACATAGGATTACCTGAGCCTGTCGATATTTCCAGCGTGTTTGATGATCAGCAGCTTGGTCTTGCAGCAATCGTCCAGGCACGCCGTGACCTTGTAGATGGACGTTCATTTAATGACATCCAGGAAGAAGTAAACCTCCGGTATGGCTTCACCGGGCAGATGGCTGAATTGTTTGCCAGGTCTGCGGCTGATCCTTTGAATGTTATAGAACCTTACGGCGGGAAGATATTGTGGGGGCCGCTTGCTGATGCTCTTGGTAACCCTGCTCTTGGTCGTGCTATGCGTGAAACGCATGGCCTTGCACAAGGGCTTGAACTGTACAAAGTCATGCTGCGCACAGGACAGACAGGCCTTACCGTTGCAGACCTAAGTCATGCCGGGGCGTTCACCAGGTTCATGGCAGGTGTGACAAAGGATGGCCAGGTAAGAAGCGGTGGTCCTGTGCTCGGAGAACTTGGAAGAAAGTTCATAGGCACTATCCCGTTCGTTGGCGACTGGATAAACCTGATGTTTGAAATGACACCTGCATCCAGGTTGAAAACGATACTTGGAATAGTGTCTGACAATGCACAGGTTCTTTTGTATACGGATCGTGATAACCCTGAAGCAATGGTGCAGCGACTAAAGACCTGGGGTAATACTCCACTTGAAGCTGCTGCGGAGTATTCCCAGGCAAGCCTTGGTTCCCCGGAAGGATACCTGGCATCCAGTGCTATACGTGACTTTGTAAGTCGTGTTGCTGATGAACACCTGGATATATGGCACATGACTGAGACAAACAGGCGCATACTCATGACGCTTGCTGAAGTTCTCGGTGATACGCCTGATGAAATTCTCGCTGCGATAAGCAGCGGAATAGACGATACCGATGCAATCTTTAATCGTTTCATGGATCGGGTTCAGCAGTCCGGGCACGCACACGCTGAAGATATAATAGCAGCCGCAAGCCGTGGAGAGTTTACCCCACAGGCACTTGCAGACATGCACAAGGTATTCACTGAGACTGGTGCGCCTTATCATCCGCATGAGTTTGCTGCTCAGCTTATGGCATCATTGCTTGATCATACTGCGGAGTGGGGAATAAAAGAGTTCGGTATAAAGAAAGAGCCAGGCATCTACAGGCTTGCGAACACAATCAAAGCTGCACAATCTCTTGTGCTGCTTGGCATGAACCCTACATACTTTGTCAATAACTTTATCAATGGTGAAGTAACCATGGCATTGGCCGGGACCTGGGGCATGTGGTCACCGGAACGACTGCAGGGCTTTTGGGATAAGTTCGGTATTCAGCCGTACAGATATGAAGCAGGGCTTGGTGCTGCAGACATTGGTTCCGACCTTGGCACCGCTGCTGAAATGAAGATACGAGCAGCGCAGCAGGAAGATGCTGGTGCACTCGGTGAAATTGGAAGAAAGATACGCCAAACGAATGACAAGGTTGGCGTATTCATGAAGTTTTCGAGGGAAGTTGAGAAATGGCAATCACGCCGGGCGTTCACAACGTCAACACAGCGAATGTGGCGGCAGCTATGGAGGCGTGGTGTAGGGTTTGATGCAATGCCGCCTCACCTGGAAAACACGCTGCGGAATATTGACCCGGACCTTCCTGGTATGGTGTATGGCATCATTGAGGGGGGCATGAACCAGCGTGACATGGAAGCACGGCTGTTCGGTACGTTATCCAGGAACGTTGATTCATTCCTTCCAGAGGTTGCACAAGAGGTAGGTATTCCGGCTGATCGTCTTGGTGATTTGCTCGGGACTGCTGGTGTAATGGACTTTCTTTCAGAACGGTGGAATGACGACCTTACACCTGATGAAAAGATACGTGTATTCGACGAGCTTGAAGCCAGGGTCCAGGATCACCTGGACGAACTTGCTGCAACGGAAGCGAAGGCACGGGCTGCGGAAGCAGCGCAACGAGTAGCGTCAGTTATTCCAGGGGATACAGATTCTCCACGGATGGGTGATGCACTTGATCAGATAGTCGGCCTGTTCGATGAAGTATCTATGCGTGAGCTTGTTTGGTGGAATGATCACTTTATCAAATGGGCTGAGACGTATGAGATGGGAGACCGTGCCAGTTCAAAAGGTGCACGTAATGCCATCTTTGCTGCAAGGTCAGCCAATGCGAACAGGGATGCACAGCGATTGCGTGCCTATCAACTGGCCACGTATGAAGGAATACTCACAGGGCTGCGTGAAGGTGGACTTGAACCGCCTGCATCATTCATCTCTAACATAGAGAAGATGCACAGAGAGTGGGACACATTCTTCAAAAAGTCTGATGCTGCAAAGAGAGAGCATTTCAATACTGAGTATGAGACACATGAAGAAGGACTGGCAGCCTGGACAAGCCTGGAAGCAACACTCAATGACATGTATCGTGACTACTCGGAAAGTGCTTTCAAGTTGCAGGAAGCAGTTGATAAGGCTGCTGTGTCCTGGGTAAAGAAACAGGGTGGTAAAGCGGCAGCAGATAATCTTATGATGCACCGTGAGAACATCATGCAGTTCAGGCGTGATATGCGTAACCGCATGGTTTCATTCAGGTCGTCACTTGTTGGTAAGCCTGGATCGGAAAGGCGCAAAGCCTGGTACGAATTCATCAATAATGAATATCTTCCGATGATTGCTGAATTCGAGCACATGAACATGGAAGCCGTGCGGCAGGTTGTCCCTGAAGTACGGCAGAACATCGAGGGAAAACCAGGTGGAGAAGAACCTCCTGCAGAAGGTGCTGCTCCTGTACCAGAAGAACCAACTGGTCCCCAGGAAGGACCATCAGACAAGGGTGCAAGCGTACCGATAGAGACAGCAGAAGTAGAAGTGTCAAAGTCCAGGGTCCAGGAACTTGTGGATAGTGGAATGAGCCTGAAGGATGCGCAACGCCAGGCGACAAGTGAAGCACGGCAGGCTGGTGCACCTGAAGTACGGAAGGTGCCGCCTCCACCAGAGCTTGTGAAACTGCGGGATACATTGCTGAAGCAGTATGGAATGGATAAGCTGTCAGGTTTCCTTGGAAAAATGGGGGAAATAAACAAGTTCATTGAAGCTGGCGAAGGAAAACCTCTTACAGTAGACGACTTCAATTATCCGACAATGGATCGGCTGAATGAAATGCGTCCCTACCTGGAAGCATACAAGCAGTCCGTTGCTGAGCGTGAAGCCTATGCTTCCCGGGTTGATAGCGATGGCAAGAAAGCCAGGGATGCAGCGGTACATGAGAATGAAGTCCAGGAACGAATAGCGAAAGAACTTGCAGACAGAACAACGATAGCAGGTGTTCCACAAAAACTGTTGTTCGATGAGCGGTTCGCTGAATTCTGGAACCGTGCAGAACGTGCCGAATTCAATCACTTTGCGCATGTATTAAATTGGCTTCAAAAGGAATTCAACACAAAGGACATCAACAATCTGTCTGCTGAGCAGATAGCGGATGCCGTAAGACGACTTGATCTGCGTATTGTTGATAAAGAAACGTCAAAGGCTGCGGCAATTGAAGCCAGGGCTGCAGAATTGGCTGCAGCAGAACAGGCGAGGAAGGCAGCCATAGATGCTGAAAAACTTGACATAGAAGCATATCGTGAATCACGGAACAATCCGGGTCCAGAACGAGAAGCTATTGAACAAGCAATCGACAAGCATGACAATGAACTTAAAGAAAGTGGAGAGTATTTTACTGGCGATGAATGGGTAGATACTATTCCTGGACTTGATAGGGAAGCATTGAAGCAGGCTCGTTATAAAAGTCGGCAGGAATTTGATCGTGCCGCAAGATACAAGGCTGGAATTGATCAAGAGCCGAAAGAATTTAATGGCAAGATTGGCATGATCCGTCAACTATCTGTTGATTACAGCAAGGCTACACCAGAACAGATAGTTGTACTTAATGATGTGATCCGGCAGCGTGCACAGGAAAGAACAGACGTCGTTGCTTCCAGGCCAGAGAATATAGGTGAGATTACCAGGCTGGCAGTAGAAAAGGTTTTGCCAGACAACGTAAAAGTAAAAAATGTAACTGCAGATTACAGAACTTTTCTCAAAGAAGATATCGTTTTGAACTACCCGGATGGGAACTGGGAGAAGTTATCCGTAGCCAATGCAATCAAAGAGGGGTTGATTTCAGCGGCAGAAGCGGGACAGTTATTTAATGAGAGGGTGGAAAGTAAAAAGCCTGCAGATAAAAAACCTGCAGCAGATACGGCTGCAGTACCGACAATTGACGATATTCGTGAGGCAGCGGCAAAGGCAGCTATGAAAGCTGCTGAAGAAGAACCGTATGTTCCTGTTGAGAATAAACTTGCATCAGAGATGCCCGAAACGGGTGTTCAAGAATTAGTTGATAAGCTCGGTCTGCGTCCTATTACGGACGATCTTTTCGAGGGTGATCTGAATTCCAGGTTCGCACATTTCAAAGAGGGGCTTACTCTTAACGATGTTTCCAGGATCATCAGTCTTTTCTACGGTGATAAGACGCCGCCGAATGGTCTTATACAGAATGTTTGGGACAACATCCAGAAGGGCAATTCAATAAGACAAACACAGAAGTTTGCCACTGGCGATACTTTGATAGACCTGAACTTCAAAGGAACTGGGGACATAGCAGCAGACGTTGCTACTGTGTATCATAGTTATCTTCCATACCATCTTGATCCAACAGTAAATGTTGTGGAAACAATCAGGAAAATTATACGGAGTAATCCGGGTGGTTCGTATGACAACTTCTATCCTGCATTGCCGAAAGATGTGCAATCAGCATACGAAGCATTGAGAATGTCATATCGAAAACAAAACGCACGACTGCAAATGTATTTCGATCTTACGAAACAGGTCATGGAAATAACAATGGTTGATGGCGTTTCCCTGGCCAACCCGTACAATACAGTTCATCAGGTATTGGCGGCAACCATAACGTCACCTCCTGACTCTGACATGGCACGAACAATTCACAGAACCCACCCGGAAATGACCCTTGGCGAGGCTCAGGTTATTGCCGAAAAGATACGGCTGATCATTGATATACGTACAAGGTCAGGCCAGGGACTTGGAATTGTGCAGACAGACAGGGATGCACGTATTACTTATATGGCTGATCTTCACAAAGACATGGTACTAAAAACACCTAGTGATTTCACGGTTGAGAAAGCGGATGAAATATTCCGGTCATTACCGTATTATACCGGGGAGGGCGGCCACGCTGAAAATGCGTTCCGTGAATTCATGTCCAGGGCTGCACAAAAGGGCATCAGTTCGTTCACTGAACTTGTTGCTGATGCAGATATCAAAGACGTATTCAATACAATGTGGCTGATCACAGCAAATTCCCCTGACATGAAAACAACGACAAACGGGAAGATATATGAGTATGTCTATGATGATGCAGTTAGGAACCTTCAGCAAACACCAACTTACTCTATTGACCCTGCAAAAGATGCTGCAAAGCAGAAGCAAAAGGAATTCTACAGATACATAGGTGACCTGGATCGTAGAACAAAACTTGGATCGTCTGACTACTTTGATGGTACCGATCAGAATACCGTATTGGAAGCGATGAATAAGCTAAAGACATACGCTGATGTCGCTGGAATAAATCCTGACGACAAGGCTATGTATGATGATGTCATGCGTTTCTTAATGCACTACCAGGATTATCACAAGCGTGATCTTAAAGGACTTGGAGGGGTAACGTCCGCATTACCCGTTATCCCATCAACTTCATATCCAGGCAAAGATATATGGGGACAATCGTTTGGAGAGGTAACGTCAGGCGGCGAGAGGCTGTTTGTAACCGGAAGAATGGTTATCGGCGGCGGTGTAGACCGCACATATATGATAGATAATCTTGATAAAAAGATGTTCAAGGTAGCTGCACTCAATAGACTGAAAAGGGAGGTTGACAATTCGCCCCGGGTAAAGATGAGTCTGGACGCCTACGACAGTGTTTATCATCATGACCTGGAACTTGCGGACACCATAAAGATAAGTTCACAGGACAACATAGCCGTAGAACTAAGCGTGTCTGGAACCGGTAGAAAAGTTTTACTTGATAGGAATTATTACAACTTGGTCAGGCATCTTTTCCCGGAGGCTGTCCCGGTAATATCTACATATATAAGTTCAGACACAAAGTCAACCAGGACCATGCTGAACTTCTATGTTGGAACGCAGCGTGTTGCAATGATCATGGGAAGGGCACCTGAAGCAGGCGTAAGTTATGACATTACCATTCCTTCAAACATCCTTGCATCCAGAATATCACCACCAACTGTTGTGAGTATACGCAAAGGACAATATGCCGGTACTGGCACGGCAGTAATAACAGAGGTGCTTCCTGACAACAAGTATAAGGCGATAATAAAAGACAAGAATGTTGTGCTGAATGGTTCAGACATCGGAGTCATAGAAAACACCGTTTCGGTTGGAGAACCGATCACAACTGCAGAGTTTCAAAGTTGGAATGGATGGTTAGAATCTTGGAAGCATGAGTGGCGTGGAAAGAGAGTATCGTTCCGATATATGGGGGAAACCTATGTCGGTGTAATTGAAGATACACACACGGGTGGAAGAATGAACCCTTCCAGGTTCTACACAATTGCTCTTGATAACGGGACAAAAATGACCGTTCTCCAAGAAGTATTGCGCCCTGCACCAGTGGAAGATAGTACACCCCAGGACTTGATGGCAAGTTTACGGGAAGCAGCAGGTTATGATGCTGAGCTTGTGAATGAAACAGAAGCAACCCCTGTTGAAAGCACAACTGTCCCTACCAGGACGCAGGAACCTGACACACGTGAGACCTGGCGAATGACCAGGAAAGAATACGTTGATAGAGAACTGCTTACCGGGCGTGACGTTCGTGATGCAGAGACAAAACATTACATGGAGGTTCGGAAAGCAGTCTTTGCTGATAAAGAGGTTCCATTTGAAGTCATGATGGAATATCCGTTCCTTACCTCACAGTGGGCATACAGATATGTGCATGATCTTGTCAATGTAGACGGCGCAAAGAAAGAGTTGTACCGTGATTTGTACAGGCTGATGGAGGAAGGATTTGATGATCTTGGTCAGCTTGGACCGATAAAAGAGGACGATCCAAGAGTACAGAAGGTTTACTACCTATTTGACGCAATTAATGCCGTGTTCCGCGACAACGAAGGGAAGGGATGGCTCGAACCGCAGCGTTACAACGTACAGCAAGCAATGGACAATAACCTGGACCTAACCAGGAAGCCTTTCTATTGGACATCTGAAGCAGAATCACAGGCTCAAAAGAAAGGCAGCCTGTCCCATATTCCAGATGCAGAACTATATTGGTTATATGATGGGGCACCACGTGGAACAGATGAGTCTAATAGACTTCATGCTGAGATGCTTGGAAGAATAGAAAGAAAGATTGCTGAAAGAAAAGCAGCAGACGATCCGATTGCTGCTGCAGCAGATGATGCAGCAAATAACGCTAAACGAATTCTGAAATCACAGATAGCGCACCTGGTTGACCAGGAAGGCGTGAGGAACATCGTCGGCATAATAGAAGCTATTACCCGGTGGGAAGAATACTCAGATGCGTTTGGCGGTGGATACAACGATGCTCAATTGTATGACATGATCGGAAAAGAAAGTGTATCTGATCTGGTATACGATACGTTCCAGGAACTCATGCGTGAACGTGGTTATGAAGGCGAATTGCTTGCGGTTCCTCCGATAGAGACAGATACACCTGGAGGGGAAGCCATAGGACCGGAGGGTATATTCTCTCCTGATGGCATCGGGTCTATTCCACTTCAGATAGGCAATGCTTACGGCATGAATAGGAAGATGAAGCCGTCCGAATATCTGTCCTATGTTCCTGAAGTTTCTCATAGCACAAGCGAGGGTATTGAAAGTGCAATGAGAGAAGGAAAGGTATTTGCCAATCCTGTCTTATTCGTTGCCTGGGATGGTAAGAACAAGGTCTGGAATAATACACAGCATGAAGGTAGAAACAGGATGCTCGCCTTCCAGAATATCTATGGAGATATTCCGGTAGATGTAAGGCTGGTGTTCGATAATGGTTTGCGTGCGAATAACGTAACCATGGAAATGGGGTCAGCCCCCATCATGCCTGACGCCAGGAAGGAAGCACCGGTTGAACGCCCACCGGACCTTGGCGACTTTCCAGACAGAGAAGCAGCGAAAATCCGTGTTCTTACAAAACGTATTGCAGCCAAGTGGGAAGCGCAAGAATCTCTTGATCGTACAGAGTTTGAAACGCTTGCAACATCACTCGGGTTCGACATGGAAAACGACACCGATGTAAGCCGCATGTATGATGCGCTTGAAGGTGGCGTGTCGATGGCATACAGGAAGTGGAGAGAGAACAATCCATCGGCCACGTTTGAAGAAAGAATGGCAGTTGCGCAGCGATATGAGGACAGCCTGATTACGGCCAGGCGAACACTTCAAAAGACATCACTGCAGCAGTTCTCTACACCGTTCCCGATCAGCCTGGCATCAGCCTATGCTGCAGACGTTCGTCCCGGTGATGTGATCATGGAGCCGGAAGCTGGCACGGCAAACCTTGTCGATCCACTGTACGGCACAGAGAACGTTGTAATAAAGGTAAATGAACTGGACGAGGGAAGGCGTGCTGTACTAGAGTCAATGGGATATCAGCCAACAAAGTACGATGTCCTGAAGGCTGAGTTCAACTTCACTGAGGATGGGAAAATAATTCCCGCTGAAGCAACCGTTATCGTTCACAATCCTCCGTGGGGTTCTTATAAGTCAGGGAAGTACGGTGATCCTGTCAATATAACCTACCGTGATGCGGACGGTATTCAAAAAACACTGAAGCCGAATGACTGGTCACAGCGGTTTTACTATCTTACAAACCACAGGGTTGTGGATGGCGGTCGTGTTGTTAGCGTATTTCCAACAAACCTTGTATACACTAGAAACAGGAGCACAGGAGAGATAAGCCCGGCAGGTTCAAGTTTCAGGACGTGGCTAAATGACAACTTCCATGTACGTGCAATTATCGAAAGTCCTGAAGGTGCATACGATGCACGAGGAACAACTGTCGGGTCAATCCTTCTGGTTGTCGATAAGACAAAGGCACCCGATGATGCTTTACCCGCTATTGAAGCCTGGGGAGACAATGCTCCAAAAGACTGGGCTGAGTACATAAGCCTGGTCAAGAGCTTGTCTGAGGACGGTTCACACGCACGATATTCGGAGGTGAAAGATGTCCGTGAAAGAAGAAATGAAGGCGTTGAAACAGTGGAAGCTGCAGCATTACCCACTGGAAATACTGAAATCGAACGAGAAGCGTCAGCGGTGGAACGATTTGTACCGTCTACTGAAAGACGAGAACCCTATGCTGTATCAGGAACTAGCGCAGCCGGAGGAAGCCCTGGCGATGGAGGAAGTACAAGTAGACGGGAAACCATACCTGATTCCAACGTGGTTTCCCGAAAGCCTAGAAGAAAAAGAACTGACCCCCCGCCTTCGGATCGCCTGGTTCCAGATGCTATTGTCGTCCGAAACAATGAGCTTGTTCGGGATTACTGGGATAGCCAATCAGACGCCATTGAAGATTCAGGCAGCTATACTTTCTCTACATACACTCCACGAGAATCAATCTCTAGACACCCCCGCCCTTACGTTGAAGGCAAAGCACTTGCCGGAGTACGTGTTCCAGAACTGACATACAATGTGTCTGATATAGTCCAGGCAGCGAGACAGCGTGGAATGATATCGGACGATCAGCATGTTGGTGCAGCGTATGCACTGCAAGCAAATGCTGAAGGACATGCGTTTGTGGCAGCAGACGGTACAGGCACAGGAAAAGGCCGCATGATGGCATATACGGCCTGGGATATGATCGAAAGTGCAGGGAAGAAAAGAATACTGGTCCTGTCAAAGAATGATGCGACAGTCGCAGCTCAAATAGAATATTTCCATGTTGTCGGTGGAGGAAAATACGATGAAGCAGGAAGAACTGTCATTGACGGGGAATTCCCGTATAGGATAGTTATGATCCACGACCGTCCTCTTGATCCACTTCCTGTATTCGATGAACCAACAATATATATTGGTTCATACATCGACATGAAAAAGTATGCGACACAAATAAATGACCTGCGCCCAGACGGATTGCTTGCAGATGAAGCGCATGTTTGTAAGAACCTGGATGGTTCTGACTACGGAAAGACGTGGGCAGCACTGCACGCAGCAATGGAAAAAGATGCCTACCAGGTTTACTACACAGCAACACCTGCCGAAAACATCAATGAACTTCATTACTTACTTGGCCTTGGTCTTTGGGGACCTAGTGATAAATCATTCCAGCTTTACACTGATCTGATCACAGGGACAATTACGAAAGAGGAATACGATGGAATAAAAGCTGCTGCTAAAGTTAACAAACAAGTTTCTGAATTCCGTGAAGCAGCAATAAGTAAATATGCTGATCTTGGTGGCATGCTGGATGAAACGCCGATAACCATTCAGCGTCCTGGTACACCAGCATATCAAAAGCAAACCATGAACGTGAATGTTGTCGGAGATGACCTCGGAGGGAAATATAAAATTGTTCTTGGAGAAATGGGGAAAGGCGAATTCTTTATAGGTGTAATTAAGAAAGATGAACTGAACACGAACATCGTAGGCATGTATCCACAAGCAAGCGTGGTAGGGTACTATCGTGGTGCTTTCTTCGAGAGAAACAGGCGCGCGATGGTTGGACTATTACGGGAGATTGTAGCGGAGAACCCAAGCATAAGTTTCAATGCCCTTCGTGATCAGATACAAACGCAATACGATAGGCTTGGGTTTGATGAAGCTAAAAGCACCGGTGCTGTATCACAGGAAGATATAGACCTTGCAATCGAACAGAACGCTTCTGGTCTACAGAAGAAAATAAAGGGATGGAAAGAAACTGGTGTGTCACTATCGCCTGCTATGACTGAACAGGTCATGCGTGAATTGAAAGCAAATGGAATGTTCATGACGCGTGAATTGTGGCGTGGTGGTACTGAATACAGGGTAGAGCAGGCTAGTGCAGTAGACGAGTTTTTCTTCAATAAATATGATGAAATAGCAGAACTCTATCATGATATTGAGACTGCATTTTATGAGTTCGCTGCGCAATCAAATGATCCAGGATTGTCGTTTGGTGTGCGTTCTATGCTCGGATTTGACATCAGGCAGCGAACAGGTGCAGAGAGGATGAAAGACGCAATCCGCATAGCCGATCAGTCTATTTCGGAGGGAAGGCGTGTTGTCCTATCAGTAGAATATATATCTGCAATTACAGAAGAAGGTGGCAACCTCCGTGCTGCAATTGATGCCATTCCGGTACAGGAGCGCAACCTGGATGAAGAAGGGGCTGTTATTGGCATGGGTGACATGATGCCAGAGGCACTTGAAGCTCGTGCACTCTTGCATGAACGTGCGTCAGCTTTGGAGCATCAAGTCATTTCAAATATTGAAGCGGTAATAAATCACTATGGGCGTGAGAATGTAGCGATTATTTCAGGACTTCCGAAAGAACTGAAAAACATTAAGGCAGACATGCAACGTGAAATAGAAAGATGGCAGAACGGGGAAGCCACGGTTGCAATTCTGTCCAAGAAGGGTGACACCGGTATCAGTCTGCATGACAAGGGAAACAAGTATGGTGAGTCATGGCCTGTTGAACTTATCTTTGTCGATTACGACTGGACAGCGACAACGGTAATTCAGAGACTTGGGCGGGTTGATCGTGCTGATCAGTTATCCAGTCCACTTGTTACGCTGCTGAAGTCAAGTTCTCCGATCGACAACAAGTTTGTGGCCACAGCAGCAACCAGGCTGCGTGATACTGGTGCAACGTCAAGAGGTGGTGCCGACACTGCTGCTGGTGACGAATGGGCTTCGTTCGACATGATGTCAACGTTCCATCTGGACGTGTTCAAGGAAACATGGAGAACACTTCCGAATGAGATAAAGGCATATTACACAAGATGGGTTGGATCAAGCGGCGACATTCCTGCTGAACTTCCTTCAAAAGTGAACAATATGCGTGCTGTTCTCAATGAAGTCATGTTCATGCCTCCTCACGTCCAGGTTGAGACGATGAAGCACTTCGATGAAGTCATGGAACAGATGACAGATTCCGCTGCGTATGAATTGATGCAGCAGCAGTATTCAAAAGTCGTGAAGGGAAAGGTTCTCAGGGAAACAAGTCTTGCCAGGGATGATGGAAAAGACCTGAACATGTATGAGGTCAGAGACACAAGCGGAAAACAGTATGCACTGATCAGTGGTATTTTCCTGGATGATCTCAGGAACATTCGTAACATGCTCAGCGAAAACACAAAAGACCTTCAATCCGTTTCATTTGTTTCATTCCAGGACCAGGACGTTGGAGATACGATCAGCGGAATTCAGATACCATCTGGAAAGATTTCACGAATTGCAAAGTTCTTCTTTGTTGATATGAAGGCAAATATCACAAGAGATACTGCACTTGCTGCAATCCATGCAGGGGACAGTATTCCCGTCAATGGTCCTGGAAATCGTGTCTATAAATTGCGCATGAGGAACGATGGGAAAATAGCGATTGACAGGGCATTGATGTCTGATAAGAATTCCCTGCTAGGTGCTGGCGCAAAGTATATTCCGAAAGGCAACCTGTGGTTCATTCCAGAGGAAAGTCTGCAGAGGTTCTTTGACTCTTATCCACTTCTCAAAAGCATTGCAGCCACTATGGCTACTGGCGAAACACCAACTGACGGCATTGGTAATACCTCACCGGGTGAGGAAGATAATGCAGAAGGCTACTCAACTGAAATGCGGTCGCCTGACAATTACCTTCGCATTGATCCAGGAAAAGCGGATACATATTTCACAAGGGAAGATGGTTACTCTCGTGAAGATGGAATTGTTCCAATGGATCCGTTCGTTCATGGCGGGGAAAACGGGATGACTGTTTCTGCTGCGGTATACAAGGATGGAATACTAACAGCCTATATTCCTGCAGGAGAAAAATACGAATGGTTTGATACCGCAACGGGTCCAGTCCGTGTCCTGGGTCTTGATGTACACAACAGTAGAATGTGGGTTCTGGAACGTGGTGATGGAACAACTTTCACAAGGCCAGTTATCCAGGGCGGTTCTGAAGCTGCTGAAGTTCCTCCACCAGCAGCAAGCATGAATGATGCTGTGCCATACGAATACCGTGGCCAGGACGAGGAAGAAGCCTGGTCTGCTCATATTATGCCTGCACTTGCATCACTCAGGGAAAAGATGACAAGGACTGATCCACCAAAGAAGTTCAACCTTGGAGAAACAGACCCGGACACAACCAGGCAATTACAAGATTATATGCGCCGTAGTGTATACGGCAGAATGAGCGACAACAAGCTGGCAGCAATCCGGTGGGGACAGAACCGCCGTGATGCTGCACTGCTGAACTACACAAAGCGGTACAACATAGACAGCCTGGCGAACATCATCTATCCGTATGAGTTCTTTTACACCAGGTCATTCCTGCGGCATCTTTCCAGGATATTTGACAAGCCTGGATACTATGCGTTCTATGCACGCCTGAGAAACATGCAGCGGAACACCCTGTATTCGCCTGGCTTCCCGACAAGGCTGCGTGATAAGGTGAAAATCCCCATGCCATTCCTTCCTGACTGGGCTGGTGGTGGATTGTGGGTCGATCCTTTCCGGCAGCTTTTCCCGTTCGAGCAGCTTGCAACACCGCTTGAAACCATGGCACGTGAGAACAGCATGGTTGATCAGAGAACTGCGACAATCCTTCAGTCATGGTTGCAAGAAGGGAAATATTCTGATGCTGAAATCAGGGATGCAATCAATAGCAGAAGCGGGCACGTGTGGGAACAGGCCAAAACGATGGCAGAACAGAACGTTGACAGGGAGACATCTAACCCGTTCGACTTTATGAACCTTATCGTTTCTCCGTCATTGCCGATAAATATCCTGTACAACGTGCTGAAGGGCACACCGAATGAAATCAATAACTTGCCGCCGACACGTGCAATCCAGGCGATAACGTCCCTGGCTGGATGGGCTTCAGGAAATCCTACTGCCGGTGTGAATGTTGAAGCACCTATTCGCCGGGCACTTGGTATGGATGAATTTCCACGGTGGCACCAGTACCGCATTGAGCGGCAGCTTGCAAACATGGCAGTTGAAGGATACGACACGAATGAAGTTCAGCGTGCAATGATTGAGCAGGCCGGACCACTATATGAGGAAGCAAAGAGAAGGGCAGGTCTTGAAGCTGCAACGGGAACGGCAACATCCTGGGCTGGAATGACAAGCAATATGTACGGCGAGGGTGAAGAACAGTTCAGGGGCATGCAGCAGCAATTGAACGCAGCGTTTCAGTGGGCAAATGAGACGGGTGACAGGTCCAGGGTGAATGAATTCTTCGATGAACACCCGGAGTATGAATCACGTCTGGCCTTGTTTGATGAACCTGAAGAACGACTGCGTGGATATATGGTTGATCTTGTGTGGGATACATACAACGGTTTTGATCGTGCGCAGAAGGCGCAAATACGTGAAGGACTGGGAGACATTTTCCAGATGACATTCCTGGACAAGGAAACCAGGTCTTATGATGCTGTTGATATTGCAACTATGGCAATGTGGGTGCGGTTCATGCGTCAGGCCGAACAGGTTCCGAATGTCCCGGAAGCACAGCAGGCACCGAGTGAAATGGTCCAGATGATGACCCCTGCAGCAATGCAGGGTGGGATTGACTACCTGGACCCTGGGATTGCTGCAGGCGTAACAGATTACAGGGACACAAAAGATGCACTGTTCCCGCACTGGTACGCATTGCTGGATAGATACTACAGTACAGAACCATCGCAGCGTGATGCGTTCAAGAACGCCTGGCCTGAGCTTGAAGCAATGTGGGCATGGGAGAATGACTTCCTGCGCAACCGTCCAGACCTGATACCTTATGTGAAGCCGGAGGGGTGGGAGCCGAAAGATTATCCTGTGTCCGCAGAAGCACGCAATTATCTGCGGTACCAGGAATTCAGAAGCTATCTGGATGCACCGCTGGCCGGGCAGCTTACCAGGTACTATTATGCTGATTATCAGCTTGGGGAAGGTGCGATAAAGGACCTTCGCAGAATATACGACCAGATGGGAATTACCGATATGTCATTCGGAGCGTTCATGAATACAATTGTAAGTGGTGCAATGAAGTAACCAGGTGAAAAATGTTTCTCTTGACGTATACTGTAAAAAGCATCTATACTCAAACACAGGAGGCATAAGCTAATGGGAGACGGTGAGAATACTTCTAATCCTAACGTTGGTCAGCGGACAGATACTTCTCAGCAGGGAAGTAGCGGATCGGAAGTTGACAATACCACGCCAGTAACCATGCAGGACTTGATCACACTCAAGTCTGATATGGAAAAGCTGGTAACCCAGACGGCACAGTCCTATGCTGATAAAGGTGTCCATCGGCTGAGGACTGAGGTTCAGGGACAATTGGCAGAGGTTGACCGGGTTATTGCTATGCTCAAAGATAACGGACATGAAGTTGACCCGGCAATCATTGCTTCAATCAAAGACAAGGCTGGCTTTGCTGCAGCCTTTCTGTCCAAGGAACCGAACAGCGAACCTGAAGCTGATAATGCTACTGACCAGCAGCAGACACAGGCAGGCAAGCAAAAGGATCAGGCACCGGCAACAAGCACAAACATTTACATGAGTCTTTCACCGGATGAAGTAAATGCGCTTGCTGCTGGAAAACTGGCAAAGTCCGGTTTTGATCTGTCTGAAGCGGACCCTGAATTCAGCAAAATCAAGATTGAGGCTGAGAACCCCAAGGATTTTCTGGATTCACTTGATGATGCAATCCGAGACAAAAAGGCGAGGATTGCAGCCTCCAATCAGTCAAACGCTGCAGAAGGTCAAAACAAGCAGCAGCAGCAACCAGGCATGCAGCCTGGTACAGACCGGAGTAAATACCGTGCTGCTGCGCTGTCCGGTGCCGGTGGTCCTGCTGGTCCTGCAATCCCCCAGGGAACAGACCCGCTTGACTTACTTTCAAAGGCATACAAAAAATCGGACTGACGTTTGACCTTCCTATCTAAATACTTGGGAGGTTTAAAATGCCTATCACTCTTGCTGATTGGGCACGCAGTGAAACCGATAACCTTCGCCGTGCAATCATTGACATCTATCGTAAAGAGTCAATGATCATGGATGCACTTCCCTTTGAGGATGCAGGCACTCTGAAGATTGAGGTTCGCCGCACAAAACGTGCTCCACGCCCTGCCTTCCGTAAAATCAATGCTGATTTTTCGGAAAGCAAAGGTACCTTTGAGCCGCTGCAGGAAACCGTGCACGACTTCGGCGGCCAGGTCGATGTCGATAAGATGATCGACCGGGACAAGAACCAGAACCCGAACCAGCGTGCATGGCAGACACAAGAATACGTGCGTTCAATGGCGTATCTGTTCAACAACTATTTCATCAACGGGAACCCGGCTGATGATCCTGACGGTATCACAGGTATCCGGCATCGTCTGATCAATGAAGTTTCATCGTCTCAGACAGTTACGGCTGCTGGCCTGGACGTTTCAATTGATGCAACGTCTCTTGCTGCGAACCAGGCAAAGCTGCTCTGGTATATGAACCAGGCGATGCACAAACTTTCTGGACACCGTGCCGATCTGATCCTGGTGAATTCATCCATGTATCTTTCTCTGCAGGCCGCAATCCGTGCTGCTGGTGGGCTGAACACACAGCAGGACGCTTTCGACCGTGAATTCACCATCTATCGTGGTGCAAGAATCTTCGACATGGGCTGCATCTGGCCAGATGACGACACGGAGATTATCCGGGACACGGAACTTGTGGACGGTTCAGCCGTCACTGGTGGAACCTACACCAGCATGTACCTCATGCGTCTTGGTCAGGGGCAATTCCTGAACGGATTTTATGAGTACCCCATGGACGTGAATGACCTTGGGATGCTGGAAGATGGGCACACCATGCGCACCGTGATCGACTGGCCTGTTGGCCTTTGGTACGCTGATCCCCGGACCATGGCCAGGGTAGTCGGCATTACTGCCGCATAATAAGGCCATAGGCCGGAAAGGAGTGGTGTCCAATGTCTTTCGATGCTGAACTGATGCTTCGTGCAACAACTGCTGGCGATTTGGAAGCAAGCGAAAACGGAACGGTGAAGGATTTCGGTCCTGATCCACTTCAGGGACTTACCTATAAGGTAAACGTTCCTGAGTTTGGTGGTTCCGGTGCCCTTACCGCCGCAGTGTATTCTGGATCGAGCGCAACCGGGTCGGCTGGCTTCACCCAGGTGTGCCAGGTCAGTGGCATTTCTGCAGCGGGTGATTACTTCATGCGTGGGTACACCCGTGACAGATACCGCCAACTGCGCCTGACAATCACAGGTGGAAGCTACGGAGAAGTGCAGGCCGGTCCTGTTCCTGCAGGTCAGTACCTTTCGCCGTAAAGGTGGCTCGTTGCCTGTAAGTATATTGGTGCCCACCAACCCACAGCATCGGTTGGTGGGCATTATCATAGAAAGGGAAAGAACATGCTTGATTATGAAAATATGTCAGCGAAAGAACTGAAGGAATTGGCCAAGTCATTCAATGTTGTCGGGTACTCGAACATGAACAAAGCTGATCTTGTGGCAGCCGTATCGTATTCTTCAGCAGAACTTACAACCGACAAGCCTGTTGTATCTTCTGGCAGGAAAACAACTGAAGATGATATTGCAACCCAAAAGCTCATTGAGCATTTCACTGATACCGTGATTGATCAGTGGAAAGGTCGTCCCGTGCTGCACCTGGATGCAATCAAGCCTGGAAGCGGCATCATGTTTACCGACAACGACATGGTTTATGAGCTTGACGAGATAAACCAAGGAACATTCCTGTTGCGTCCAATTGCAAAAGCATAACGTCCCGGAGGTAGGCGATGACGACATTCTCTGATTTGCTACTGCGTACTGCGAAAAAACTTGGTGAAGTAAAGTCAGCACGTGTGACCAGTGTTTCCGGGTCTGCAAGCCTGATCAGTTCTGAGGTTGTTGACGCTGATGGGCGGTATGATAACGGAACGTTATTCATTACCACTGGGTCAAATGCTGGTGCCGTGCGAATCATCCAGGATTATACGTCTGCCTCCGGCTTCCGCTTCGCTGCTGCACTTGATTACATGCCCCAGGTTGGTGATCGTTTCACAGCAACGATGGATGATTACCCGCTGGACCGCTTGGAAGATGCAGTGAACACAGCAATAGAGGACCTTCCAGCATGGAAGATTGCAGAAGATACAACCTCTCTTGTGACCGTAGAGGACCAGGAAGAATACACGTTGCCTGATGGTGTAAGGAACCTGCTGCGTGTAGAGATTGCAGAAGATGACGAGGAACCGTATGACTTCGCACCACACTACGGGTGGGAGGAAGTAAATGGAGTGCTGCGGTTCGATGCCGGGAAACAACCGTGCTACGATGATTTGCCGATGCGCCTGGTATATGTGACGTTTTTCGATACGTTGGAAGATTATGATGACGAGCTTGATCCTGCAATCAATGCGAAAAGGATTGTATGGGAAGCGGCGCAGATGGCTTTCAGGCTGCGTTATCTTGATGATGACACGGCAATGAAGAAGGTTGATGCAATGCGAAAGGAGGCCAGGGCTGAACTGGAAGGAGAAAGTCCTATTATTATTCGTCCAGATATGCAGCGTGATCCTCACCTGGCGAACTGGTAGACATGAGAGAGGAAACCTACGACAAATTCCACCTGGTTCTGAGAGATGAACAAACCGGCCTGGAATACGGCTTTATCTTTATCGACAGTTCTGGAAATAAAAACGAGCTTGCAATCAGCAGGCAGGGTGAGCCTAGCACGTCCCTAAAGACAATGCAGGGAAGCCCGACATACGATGACTTTGAGGCACCGTTTGCGCCAGAAGATCAGGATGATTGGTCCGGTGGACGTGCAAACACACACTTTGAGAAGGCACGCAATCGGTTTTATGACAGCTATCGTGCGACAACCCATGTGTCTGGTCAGATTGTATGCGGTGGCCAGGAAACGTATGCTCTTGGATTACGAAACCAGGACTTTATTCTTCCCGGATCAGTTTCCTGGATGGCATTGTACGGAAGCACACGTCATGTTGACAGGTCGTTTGCTGCATCGGCATCGTACAATGCAGACAAGGCTGAATTCTGGATAAGGAAGGTTGGCACACCTGCTGCAGGACTTACCGTAAGCCTGTACAACGTTGATAGATCATCCACTTTGAAGTCAATCACGCTTGATGCAGCAGACCTTCCTGGCGATGTCGTTTCTGTATTCCAGGTATTCGACTGGGCAACGACACAAGCACTTGTGTCCGGGACAACATACAGGATTGCAATTGCTGCTGCTGCTGCAGACGATGACGAAAATCACTGGGAAGTTGCAATGAACCCGGACGCAGCAGGAACGACTGAAGTATCCAACGATGCAGCTTCCTGGACGGCAGCAACAGAAGGACTTTACTACAGGGTGACAGACCAGGATGCGTCAGTCGTTGCAATGTTCTTTGAGTACAAAGGACAGTTGTATGTAGCGACAAGGCCGGACAACGGGACTGCAGGCAAGGTGTACATGAATGGATACCGTGGTGCTGCGGACACGAACTCAGGGGATAAGACAAAACTGAATGATGCAACTCAAACAGGATGGGCAAGCGATGAAGTTGCAGATTGCATTGCACGGATCATTGATGGAATGGGCGTTCAGGAAGAACAACCATGGAGGAAGATCACGGCATCAGCAAGCGGTGTTGCAACATGTGATGATACATGGAGCATAACCCATCTTGGAAGCGGCCAGGACATTACTCAGTATGTTGTGCTTGCAAGTGATCGGTTCACGCTGCAGCAAACAGGGGATTATCCGTTCACTGATGTGGCGATAGCAGATAACATCGTATATCTTGCGTGCGGTGAAGGTCAGGCTGCGACAAACATCAGGAATATTCGCAAGCTGGAAGAACATGCGGAGGGCGAACTGTGGGATAAGCAATTCGGCAGCGAGGATCAGCAGGCAACCTTCCTGATGGCAGAGAATGATCCTTACCTGGGACCAGTCCTGTGGCTTGCCAGGAACAACGACAATGCCGAGGGAAATACAACACTGACCAGGGCTTATGCTCCCCATTCGTTCGATGATGGCATCCTGGCTGCGAGACCGTATAGATCGAACTCCGATGAATTCATGGAGGAAGCAAACATTTCAGACGTGAGTGCTGATTATAAGGGTGGGAACAAAACAGTATTCACGATAGATGCGGACTTCACAACTGGTCTTATCGGATCAGACAGCGTTGACGTTGAAGATTGGAGAAGGTTCACAAAGATTGAGATATCAATAAAATCATCTGTCACGCTGGCAGCGGGAGACCTGCAGCTATGTATTGATGATGCTGCTTTGTGCGGTGCCCCGTTCTTTGTTGTTGACTTCCCGGCGATACAGAAGAATATAAGTTACGGTCCTGGCGGCGATTACACAATGGAGCTTGACCTGGACTTGATAGAGTTAGAGGAAGCTGAGGAGGTGCGTTCCGTTGGTATCAACCTGGCCACGGAACAGGAAGATGATGTAACCATCACATTGCAATTTCACAATCTCATACCAGAAGAACAATCCGTGAAGATCGGGACCGGATACGAAAAGATCACTGGGATTGAACTGTATGGGGAGCCTGCTGTTCCGCATGTCCTTACTGAAACGATGGTATATGAGGTAAGGAATATGGTGCCGCAGCCAATACCACTTGCTGAGATGAAGGCTGTAAAGTCTGAACTGAACGGCAGGGCGCACTGCACTTTTGACACATATCTTGTATGGTCGATGCTGTACGGCCTGGAAAGATATTACCGGTCAACACTGCAGGACTTTGGTCCTAATAGGGATGCAGGACTTCCTGCAGACAGAATGGGACCTGTATATAAGCTGCTCGCTTTTCCTGGCCACATTGTCGCTTGCGTAGACGGGGGCGATGACAACATATCTTCCGTTCTTGTGTACAGGAACGGTGGATGGCATGAGCTTTACAGGGCACCCAGGGCAGGGCTGCGTATTCGTGATGCGTTCGTGCAACCAATTCCAGGAAGTGAATTGCCTGATAGACTGTGGATCAGCATGGGCGGTGATATCTTATGGGTTCCATTGGCGATAAGCAATTTCAATTCGTATTACGATGCAGCTTACCGGTTCACTCATGAATCTGTTGTGGTCACGTCATGGTTTTATATGTCCATGCGGGATGTGCCTAAACTGTGGGACAGTATCAAATTGTTCAGCGAGAACCTTTCTCCTGGCAGCAGATACGTGAAGGTTGAGTATCAGCTTGATGATGCAAATGACGATGATGCCTGGACTGCGATAACAGATGACTTTGATGTTTCTCCAATTCAAGAGATACCGATAACAGATGATTACAGCGCAAAAGGCAGGCGAATGAGATATAGACTTCGCCTGCTTACTGACGATAATTCTCAAACGCCACGGGTGCTGGCAAGCCTGCTTGAAATAATCGGAAGGATCAGGAAAAAATCAACGTATCCTTTCACGTTCCAATTGATAGACCGTGGAAAGTCTCTTGTGAATTCTGGAAAGACACAGGACTACGATGATATTACTGAATGGTTCGATGACCTCCGGGAACTGGAAAGTAATCTCACCGTATTGAAGGTTGCATACTCTACATATAAACCGCTGCGAGACAGGTACGTTCTATTTGAATTTGCAGATGACCGTCCGATAGACGTCAGTAAGACGGAGGACAGGAACACCCTGCTTGGTCGGGGTGTACTGATACAACTCGATGAGTCCTGATCGTATTGATGTTGTCCAGGATGAAGGAAGGCTGGTAGACCCTGCAGAACTCGTGATTGCAGGGATACCTGCAGACAGCACAAACGAGGCGAATACAGCCTGGGCACTTACGGAACTGAACTGGAAGTTCGATTACCAGACCGTGCTTCGTGGAGACGGCAGCAGACTTGGTGATATTCGTGTTGATTTCATTGTGCGTACAGCACCTATGGCAACACCTCTGTTCGTTGATGGTGAATACTGGCACAGTGGCCAACAAAGTGAGGAGGATCGTGGGAAGCGTGCCTTTATTGATGCCTATTACAAAGGCGTATACTTTTCGCACAAAGTCCTATACAGTGCAGACACGAACACAAAGGAAGCTGCACTTGCTTCCGTGACTGCTATGTTCGGGGTGAATAATGCCTAAGTTATCAGACTTATTCCTGGACCTCTTTTCGCTTAAGGATGGGACAAACATTGATAAGACAATGGAATTCGCCAGTGCCCTGGACCAGCTTGAAGCTCGTGCAAACGATGTGTCAGCCAGGATAGGAACCGGCGGCGCAATTGGCGCACGTGTTACGACAAGATATTCTGAACTTAACCCGGGTGGAGGAAATATATCAGGGTGGCAACTTGAAGATGGTTTCCTGGCAGCAGATAATGAGCGTGTAAGAATTGACAGCAACCTTCCTGCTCTAGCGATGGGGGATATGGTCAACTATCTGCAGCAGGCTGGTATCTGGATGGGGAAACATGAGAACGTGTACAAGATGTTTGTCGGTGATGCAAACGGTAATTACCTTGCGTGGACAGGAAGCCTGCTGAAGCTGATTGGGGAGATATATGCTGAAGGAGGGGAGATTACCGGGCAGCTTGACATTGGAAGCGGTGCAAATTCTGCGCACATAGCAGGCGATAATGAAGATGGATGGGTTATATGGGCTGGCGCAGAGGACCCGGATGATGCTGATTTCCGGGTGAAGTGGGATGGAACCGTATACATGCTCAATGCCATCATCCAGGGCACCATGCAGTCAGCGAACTACGCTTCAGGTGTATCCGGCTATCGGATTGATAGCAGCGGGAACGCTGAGTTCAACGATGTGCGCACAAGGGGAGAGATTGTAGCGTCAGTGTTCAAAACGGAACAGGTATCTGTTATCGCAGGGCGGCAGCGGATAGCGGAAGGGACAACCATCGCAGTCGATGCGCTATCCACTGACAATGAGATTGTCTTTACTGACCCAGTATTCCAGAAGAACGATGTTCTTTACATTGTCCCGTCCGCAGGGACAAAGGAATGGATACGTGTACTGAGTGAATACACGGCTGTATCAGGTGGATACAGTTATCAGGTGGAGCGTTCAGCAGATGGTGGATCATCTTATGATTTATATGCGGGAACGTCCATTCATAGCACGGGTGCTGCAATATACCCTGATCAGATGCCGTTATTTGGTGAGCTGCAATTTGGAGAAGGAATGTTCGGGGGTGGTCCCTGTGACCAGGAGGGCGGCTTTCTTACCCTGGAAGGATCACGTTCTTACGGTCCGTACTTTGGAGTAGCACGGAGATTCGGACCGCACCCGTATCACATTACAGATGTCGCACGTCTTGGTTTACTGAATGGCTTCCTGAGCATCATAGAAGATGTATACGGCGTTGCGATTGGTGACGAGGATAGGCACTTCATTTACAGTTATGAGGACGGCTTGACAATTCAGACGGATGCCGGGAACCTGGTCCTGGACGACAATGGACTGCAGGCGAATAGAGTAACGTTTGCAAGTCGTGAAGATAGTCCTGACTATTGGGACGGTAAAGCAATTATATGGGCTGATGACAATGGCAGCCTGAAGGTTCGTGTGAAGGATGGTAGTACAGAGATTGAACGAACACTGACGGCAGTCCTGGATACACTTACAGATGATCGGACGTACTATGTTCGTAAAGATGGAAGCGATAGCAATGATGGACTGAGCGACACGGCAGACGGTGCTTTCCTTACAATTCAGCAGGCAGTAGACACCGTTGCACAGTTGAACCTGGCCGGGTATCAAGTCATTGTGCAGGTCGGTCCAGGAACGTACAGTGAAGCTGTTCAATTGAAAGAGTGCCTTGGCTTTTCTCATTCAAACAGTACGTCAGGCGATCAGCTTGTTCTTCGTGGAAACACAACAAACCCTTCAAGTGTAGTTGTCAGTTCAAGTCTTACCAATGCGATTACAGAATCGAATGTCAGTGTTGTGTGGCATGTGGAAGGCTTCAAGGTAGAAGCAAACTGGTACGGCATTGCGACTTCAAACAATGCCATATTGGTAGCATCAGATATCGTATTCGGAGATTGTGGGGCTGGTCATATTGGTGCGTTTGCGAGAAGCAGCATCTACATGACGGATGACTTCTATGTGGTCGGTGATGCACCAGTGTTCTTTGTGTCCACAAACCAGAGTTACATTTCAGCAGGTGGTATTGTCGTGACATTCCAGGATGACGTAGACTTTGCTACAAGTTTTGCCAATGTAAGCAATCTCAGTTTACTCCGTTGTGCATCAACAACTTTCACGCTTGGAGCATATACAATAACCGGTGTGAGGTATGATGCTTCAACGAACTCTGTTATTGACACGGGAAGCGGTGGTGCATCATACTTCCCCGGAGATAGTGCAGGGTCTACTGCAACTGGCGCACAGTATCTATAGGAGGCAGCATGAGCGCACCGACTACTATTCAGTTCCCTTCAGCCTTTGATGACGAGGATACCTTTTTCGGGTTTCCAGTTGATAGCCTGGTTCTTACCCTTGCATCCTCTATTACGGATGTAGACACGACCTGTACTGTGAATGAGGATACGTCAGACGTTCCTATTCCATACCTTGCCAGGTTCGCTTCAGGCGAATTTGTTTGGGTGACGGCAAAGGATGACGGCAGCAAGACATTGACAATCAGCCGTGGAGAGAACGGTTCAAGCGCAGTTTCGCATACAGCGGGGGCAGATGACGATCTATACTTCGGGCTGTCTGCACCACAGTATAGTCAATTGATACGTGGGATCGAGAACCTTCAAGAAACACTTGGGCTAGACGTTGATACAACCGGGAGTGCAGCGGGAACCGTTGCCGGGCGCATTTCTGATGTTGAAGCAAGTGCTTCCAGGCTGCTGGCTGCGCCTGGAAGTGATCTTACAATTTCGTCTGGTGCAGTAACAGTAGGCGATGATGGGATGTATACCGTCCTTGGTGAAGGTTCTGCTGCAGATGTGCTTACGACCATCAGCGGCGGCACGGCTGGCGATGTGGTTGTACTGCGTGCCGGGGCCCAGGTGATCACGATTGACAGCGGGGCGGGAAATATCGTTTTGTCGGGCGGGGTTGATAAGGCACTGTCTGATGAAGATGTCAGCAGCATTGTCCTGGTGTATGACGGCACAAACTGGGTGGAGATTGCCAGCAACGTGCAGATGGTCCTCATCGGTCTGTATGTGGATGGCGGTGGGGCGGCTGTTACGACAGCTGCTTCGCCGGCTGAGTGGCCATGGGCACCACCGTTCTACCTGATGGGTATCTATTCCAGCACAGACGGGTCAGGTGACGGGGAAGCGGACATCCTGTATGGGAACGTGGGTGCTGCACCGGCAACCGTGCTTACGGCCTGGGATCATTCCTCCGAACAGTTCAAGAGCGACACCACGCTGTCAGGGATCACCAGGCAGTTCGGCAGCAAGTCCTGGAGACTGGCGATCACCGGGGACTTCGACACGGCAACCTGGTTGTCCGTTGCGCTGTGGGGATGGAGGCGGTAGATGGGCGTCGAACGTACAGGCACAACTTACGACAGCACAAATACGGCAGGGTCAACCCGCAGTGTGTCGCTTGATTTAGGTTCCGGTAACGGCAGGATTGCCGTTGCATTTGTCTGTGGCGAAAACGATCAGGGGTCCTGGGTGCGAGAAAACAGCACGGTTGGGAATGACTTCACGAAAGTGGACCTGGCCGGGGTACAGGGATACTACTATCGAGAAGTGTCCGGGGAGGGGACAACGACAATCTACTGGCGAACAGCAAGCACCTATGAGCAAATCCATCTGGCTTGCTACAAGGGTGTTGATATCCCCGATGTCGATTATTCGTCACAAAGTTTTGGCTCAACCGATCGGACTTGGGCAGACAGCCATGCAAAAAGTGGCATGTTCTGGCTGGCACATGGATGTGAGAAAGGTGGAGCCTGGTCGCCTTCTGATGAATCCGGCCAGACACAGCTATCGAGTATTGTTCTCGGGAATTCATCTGCCGGGAGCCGTGGAGTTGCTTCAGAATATTCTGCTTCCGGCAGCGGAACACCGACACTGGGATGGACGACCAGCACCTCCGCTTACGGCATCGGTCCGGTCATTTTCCTACCGGAACAGTCAAAAGGCGGCAGCAAGATATTCGGCGGTTGCTTCATCGAGAAAGCGAAAGACATCCTGAAGCGTCCTGTACGGGAAGAATTTCCTTATCATGATCCTTCCGGGTGGGCGAGGAAAAAGAACGGATTACTTGTTCCGCAGGGTATTTGAACTACAACATTATCAGGAGGATACTACTATGACTTTGACAATGAAAAACGGATTGGTTATCTGGCATTGGGAACGTCTCTTTCGTGGGAACGTCCAGGATATTTGCTCTGTAGCAAAGCAGATGAACTGTGACAGTCTGATTGTTAAGGTGCAGGATGGGCTGGATACCCAGACATTCGCCGGGGTGGAAACGCTGCGCCGGGAAGCTGAGCGTCAGGGGCTTGCTTTCCATGCGTGGATGATGATGTACGCATGGGCAAATGAAGCGAACCTGTTCGGCAATACGCTGAAGAACCTTTCCCCTGAAAGTGCACTGTGTGATGTCGAATCACAGTGGGAAGCACGAGCACCGGTATCAACGAGCAGCAGGGAAGCATTTGCCAGGAAGCAGGTATCGGACATTCGCCGGGGTGGGTACTCAGGTCCTATCGGATTATGCAGTCATTGGAAGCCGTCAGTGCATCCTAAGACACCGGTCAAAGCGTTCCTGGAAGGAATGGACTACATTGCGCCGATGTGCTATCCGATGGGCAGCTTCGTTCCTTCCTGGGGCGGTGGCCAGATAGCGGATTGTCTGGATGAATATGCACGCCTTGCAGGTTGGACCGCAGACAGAACTTACCCGATGCTGGCAGCGTTCGCACAGGACACGACCATCTATGTCCGTGAAGGGAAAAAGACGGTCAAGAAAACGATCCACTGGAACACAACACCGGCGCAAATGCTCGCAGCATACAATGCCACGGTAACGTATGGATGCCCGGGGCGTAGCTGGTGGAGCTATGACTTCCTCATTGGAGGACCAGGCAATCCGAACAAGAACGTTTTCGAGGTGGAATACATTGACCAGATTACAAGCATAGGGGAAATGCTTTCACCATCGCAGCCTGTCCCTGATCCAGATGATAAAAAGGTAAAGGTCAGCATCCAGGCAGACCCAGGTGTTACCGTGGAGGTGGTGAATGAATGAAACAGATTGGATAGGGCTGCTTGTACAGGTCCCTCTTGTCGGATTATTTATCTGGTTCACGCTGCAGATGTTGAAAGGGCAGGCTTCTGAACGTGCTGTACGGGATAAGGAGTGGCGATCGTTCCTGGAAGTTCAGAACGGCAACTTCATAGCCTTCCTGGAACAGGAGCGGGCAAAGTCTACTGAAGCGTTTGGCCGCATATTCACTGAGCTAAACAGAATCCATTGCGTACTTGCAGAGTACACTACAATGATGCAACGTCATGACGAACGGATGGACAGCTTCACAACAGATGCAGTATCGTCCTTACACCTGATCCGTGATTCTGTGGTATCTTCCAAGAAAGAGGATCGAAAGGAGCAAGTGAAATGAAAAAGATGGGCTATATTGTATCCGTGTTGTTGCTGTCTCTCTTTGTATTCGTGCAGCCTGCTGCAGCGGATGCCGGGGAACAGCCTGATCCGTATCAGTTGGAGGCGGTGCTTATCTGGTTTGTCACCGGGGCGGGCAGCGTTTGGGCAATCAATAAGGTTGTCAGCCTGCTGCTTGAAGATTTTTCCTGGTGGCACAACCTGCACCGTAAGCTGAAATTCACCATCATGATTGCTGCGGCAGTCCTTGTGTCTGTCGCTGCTATGTATTTACTTCAGGCACCGGAGGTGCTGGCTGTAATCACACCCTACTATAAGATTGTTGCTGGTGTCGTGTTGTCGGCACTGGGCTGGATTACTTCACAGAACAACTACGGGGAGAATAGAAAAGAGCCTATTGACAGTGCCTTCTGATCCTGCTATCTTTGGATCAACAGGTTCATTCTCCTCTACCCTCCTTAATGGGAAAGTCCCCGGGACGCCATCACCGGGGGCTTTTCTATTCCTTCGGGGTCACATTCTTTTCTATTGGTATTTCCCCATCTTCAAGCATCCTGGACTGTGATCGTTCCAGGATGCCTTTCGCTTCGGGCGGTGTGTCCAGGTGCACGACAAGTGTTCCTGCGTTCAGTGTGTTACCTGCTGCATTTCCTGCAGCACCCAGGGATTGCAGCAATTCCTGGTCGATGATCGGACCTTCTGCACGATCCAGCATTGTATTTATCAGGCGGTCATTCGATGGATGCAGTAAGACCTCAGCACCTGTTTCCGGGTTGATAGATAGTTGGTCACACACAAATAGGTAAAGCCGCCGATAGACGATGATATCTATCAGCGGCAGCGTGACCTGTGTTTTACGGTCCACAAATAGGCGCAACCATTGGAATTCAACGGTCTGCAGGTTGATCTTGTGCGGCTTCATGAGCAGTTCCCGGCGGCGTTCTGAGATTGCGGTTCCCTTTCGTGGTGCGCCGTCCGGGTTATTTGTTGGCCTGGTCACAGAGACAGAACTTCTATTCTGCGGTACCGGATGTCGATGGTACCGGCAGCATCATAGAACGCACGATTTGTTCTTGGGATAACTTCGAGGTGATCCGGTATTCTGGCCACGTC